AAACAACAGGCGAAGAAGCTCAACCAAATAGTCAACAGCCAGCAATGGGAGCTGATCAAGGAATACCTGCAGGACCGCAAGAACTTGGCGTTACAGGAACTGGCGGCGGCAACATCGGAACAGGAAATGTACCGATTGCAGGGGAAGATCAATTCTCTGGTACACTTAGAGGAGCTGAAGGACCGGGTCAAGGAAGCCCTCAATAGGAATGACGATATATGATGGCTGGTTTTGGTGTAGAAAGCGAAAAGAATATTTTCGTTGGAATGAATTTATAAAATATTATAGGAATTAGATATGGCAAAAAAGAAGAAAAAACAACAAAGAAATGGTTCTATGAAAGACCAAATGGAAGGGTTAGCAATTTCTGTTTCCCCTATAGTTGTTGAAGAAGAAATAATGCCAGAAGCTAAAGCAATGAAATCAGATGAAGTAATGGAAGATGACTATATAGACTTTATAGTCTCACAATCCTTAACACCTGATGAAGAAAAAATGTTAAATCAAGAATTAGAGCAGAATGACGAATTAAGCATAATGTTTGATAAAGTCATGGAAACTGCTTCAGAATTTGCAGGATCTGGTCCAGTTAATGGACCGGGTTCAGCAGTCTCCGATTCCATACCCGCAAGGTTATCGGATGGTGAGTTTGTCTTTACTGCAAAAGCAGCAAATCAAATCGGCGTGGAAAGATTACAAAGTATGATGGAAGATGCTGAAATGCAAGCTGACGCTGCAGGAAGACAAAACATGAAAGTTGGTGGTGAAGCCAAAGAAGAAGAAAGAGATGTGTATGGTAGACCAATTATGGAGTCTGATAAAGACGAAGAAATTAAGAAAGCTATGCTATCTGTGAATCCACGAACAATGGGATAGAGCTACCTTTTAATTAAGCCCTCTATCAATTTAATTAACCGAAAGGCTACCTTGTCAAGACAAGCCCTGCGACAATGCGCAACTTATAGCAGCTACCTTGTTAAGAAAGCCCTGAGTAGGAGTAAAGAAAATGACTCAAGTAAATAAAGAGGAACAAGCAAATCCATATAACGCTAAGAAAGCTTGGCACGATGGTAAAGGAAAAGACTTTGTATCTTCTGACAATGTGTTCTTTGAAGAACCTGAAGTCAGTAATGATGCTGAAGATGTTACAAAGGATGAAATAATAAAAGAAACGAAGCCTTCTAAACAAAAAGCAAATTATAAAAAAAGATACGATGACTTAAAAGCACATTACGATACTAAACTTGAAGAGTTTAAAGCTAGAGAAGCAGAGTTATTAAAAGAGAAACCTCAATATGTAGCTCCAAAATCTGCTGAAGATTTAGATAAGTTTAAAAAACAATATCCTGATGTATTCGATGTAGTAGAAACAGTTGCTCACATGCAAAGTGAACAGAAGACAAAAGATTTAGAAGATCGACTTGCTGCACTACAACAAAGAGAATCTGAATTAATACACAAAGATGCTGAGAAAAGATTGACGGATAAACATCCTGATTATGATGAAATCAAAAACAGCGATGAGTTCCATAGTTGGGCGAAAGCTCAACCACAATCAATTCAAGATTGGATATATAAAAATAGTAGTGATGCTGATTTAGCCAGTAGAGCCTTAGATTTATATAAGCGTGATACAGGATTAGATGCTGCTCCTCCTAAAAGAACTAGGTCAAATTCTAAAAGGACTAAATCTACTGCTGCTGATATGGTTTCAACAAAAACAACTGCTGTTGAACCAAAGCAAAGAAAGATATGGTCCGAAAGGGAAATTGCTAAGATGTCCATAGATGAATTTGATAGATTTGAAGAAGATATTACCAATGCAATCTCAGAAGGCAGAATAGCAAAATAAATTATTAACTTTTATTTTACGAGGAAACCAAAATGGCGTATAATCAATCCGACCAGTATTTTGAGCCTAGCACAGATACTGATGCCAACTTTGCCAACTCCGTAAGCACTCAAGCTAATAGTTTCTTCCTACCTTCAGTCTACTCTAAAAAGGTATTAAACTTCTTTAGGAAGGCTTCGGTAGTTGAAGCTATCACAAACACCGACTATGCTGGTGAGCTAACCGCTTTCGGAGATTCAGTAAAGATTGTAACAGAACCTTCAATAACTGTATATCAATATGAGCGTGGTGCAGATGTCACTCAAACTAAACTGACTGACGCTGAAACAACTCTAGTAGTTGATACCGCTAATGCTTTCAAATTCAAAGTTGACGACATAGAAGCAAATATGTCTCATGTGAATTGGAGAGAAGTAGCTTCATCATCTGCTGCGTATGCTCTTAAAGATGCTTTTGACGAAGGTGTAATAGCCGTTATGTTTGCTGGCGTTTCAGCTTCTAGCCCTAATCATATATTAGGCTCAGATAACGCTACAGACTTAGCTGCTGGTACTTATGACGGAACAGGTAATCTAGATATAGGTTTTGCTGCTTCAGAACACGATCCTCTTGATGTACTATCAAGGATGGCTCGTCTTCTTGATGAGCAAAGTATCCCAGAAGAAGGTAGATGGTTCTTAGCAGGTCCTGACTTCTATGAAGTTCTTGCTTCAACCTCTTCAAAACTTCTATCTGTAGATTACAATGCAGGTCAAGGTTCAATCAGAAATGGTTTAGTATCTTCTGGCAAACTGCGTGGGTTTAACATGTATAAAACTAATAACATTGCT